AGTTTGGACAACAGTCGTCATGTGCTTTCTCCTAACTTATACGCCCTGTGGATTTACTGCTTGGGCCGATCTTCGGGCCGCATCCAAGCGTTCGAGAGATCGTTGCAATAGGCGTCGTAGGCCTGGGCCTGAGGATCGCCATTGCTATCTCCATGATAGCCGTAGCCGGGGCCGGGCTTGCCGGAGAACACCCGGATGGCGTGGTCAACAGTGCCAGTCCGGTTGTCGATTTTGATGTTGGCCGTGAGGGTGTCGAACGAGATCTTGACCTGCTCGTCGTTCCATCCCTTGGCCGTATCGCCGAGCGACTTATCGACCACCGCGCGGCGGATGTCCTCAACGGACTTGCCGGTGATGTCGAAACGGTCGCCCATAACCTTTTGGGCCTTGGCAAAGACGTCGGTGCGGTCCTTGACCAACGCATCGAGCTGGGCCGGCGTCAACTTGGAGTCGGACAGCTGCTTGGTCAGCGTCGCGATCTGGGCGTCCTGGGTCTTGACCTTGGCGTCCAGCGTCGCGATCTGGGCATCGCACTTCTTCTTTTCGTCCTCGTCGTCATCGTCACGCTTCTTGGCATCGGCCTTAAGGCGATCGATGGTAGCCTGGAGGCCGGTGATGGTCTTGTTGACGATGGCCGCAGCGGTGTCCGTCATCTCGCACTGGATGCCGTCCACCAGGATCTTCTGCAAAGTGGTGTTCATGTGATCGTCTCCGATGTTGTCGCCAATGTTCAAACGGGGACCACCGCGCGCAGCGACAACAATCGCTAGGTGGTTAGGCCTGATGTTAATCTGGCGAGCGTCATACTCCTGACCATCAGCGGTCTTACCCGGTGTGAAGTCAAGATCGCACGCATAACCGACGCTCAGTTCTCGTTTGGTGCCAGCCCTGTAAAGCGCAATGACACCCGCGTCACGCAGCATCATAGGGACACGTGCGGTATCCCCATCGCGCAAGACCTCGTCACCGGTGTCTCCAACGGCGTACTGACGCCAATTCTTCGGAGTCACCATCTCGGGCGGGTGATCATCGGTAAGCGGGAGGTGCGTGTAACCTCGCACCGTATCAGTCTTGAACACTTCATCGGGATCGCGGTACACGCGGACAACTTGCTTGTCCACGATACCGCACTCCTCTCCACTGTAAATCTGAATGCCAGTCCGGCAGATGCGGGGCATGGCTTTGAGATAACCGTCGGCCGTGTAAGACACCCCGGCCTTGTCATCTAGTTCAACCTTGTCATACATTGTGAGGGTCATGTTTCACCTGCATGGTATTGCTTCTCGAACTTGCTGGTCTTTCGCTTGCGCGATTGGATCGCGGTATGCGAAGACGTTGATGAAGTGGACCGGGCACCGCCACCCCTCCGAGACCGCCGGGTTTCGATCGACGCTTCGCGCGCCTCCGGGGACCAAGCATCAAAGCGAGTGGTCGTTCGAGTTTTCCACAGGTCATCGTCGAACACGTCACCATCCCAGTAGTGATCGCCCATGGCACTGTTAGCGACGCGGATCGCATAACCCTCGGCTTCGCTCTGGGACTTGCCATTGGACTTGGCATTCGCCAAAGCATTGTTGGCGATCCTCGACCACTTCCGTTGTTTCTCCGGAGTGTCGGCTTTCTTGGTATGACCCTTGGCTTCAGATGATGACCACGGCATGTCTGCCTCCGAGAATAAGTAGTGTGCCGTCGCCTTGGGGGGGCTATCGGGGGGTACGAGAATACGGCACACTAGCAAGCCAGGAACCTCACGATACCCGGCTTGTCCACAGATACCAGGAACATCGGCAACGCGGATGCAATGGGATCAGTCCCTTTGCTCTGGCCAATGTGTAAGGAGATCGTTGAGCCATGTGGTTGCATCGATCACACACTCGATCATCGCCAGCGGTACGGATACCAGCCAGATTACGAGCATCAGTGACCACATGGACCATCTCCGGTATCAACCTGAGTTCATCGATCCCGTTGATTTCATAGACCGCCAGCTTGGCATCGTTGTGGGCCTTGACGGTCATCCACTCGGTGAAGTCGATCAACCGCTTTCGGATCGAGTCGAATGGCTGGACCATGCACCGGAATGCTCGCGGTGGAACCGGTTTGGTCTCGATCATGTAACTGGCCGACCGCGATACCTGTTGGGTCAGGGCGGCAAGAATGCCCGAGATTTCCTGCCGCCCCAGCTGGATCAACGCTCTCGGGAGATGGTAAGGAGCATTGACGCCAACCTCTTCGGACGCGGCGTTGCTTCCGCTGTCCCATCCCTGTTCAATGTATCGATCGAGCCATCCACCATCGAAATACATGATGGTCGTCATCTCGAACCATTTGTTGAAAGCGGTCAAACGAACTTCTTCAGTATGGTAAGCCATCATCGATCCACGTAATCCAAGAACGTCGTGATCGATAACAGCCTTGCGCATCGCAGCGCGTGTCTGGTTCAAGCGAACAATAGCGGCCGCACAAAATGAGCGACGCAGTTTTTCGGTGTGCGTCGGATCGAAAGGGGACCGACCGGAGTCGGCCCCAAGTTGGAGACTAATGTCTCTGGGAGGAAACCAACCCTGTACCTCGTTCATGACGCATTCCCATTCCCGTTGCCTCCACCGTCATCACCGGGAGGCGGATCAGGTTCGGGATTTGAGATATCGCCATCAGCTTCGTCAACAATGGTCTGCAGGCCTGGATAGACCCCATCGTCAATGAGTTGATTGGTGCGTGCCTTGAGCAAGGCAATCGGATCGAACAGGCCGGACATGTTATCGACCTGGAATGCTTGGGCCTTCTTAAGGAAGATGTCGGCCTTCTCGCTATCGGTCATCTGCCACAATGGACGCCAGTCATAGCGGATGTTCGGGTCACGTGAGCCAAACGTGCTGCGGATCACCACCTCGTCGAGGGGCGTCATCGCCGGAGTGACAGTCACCGTCTGGTCGGATGCCAAGCGATCGTAGTAGTTCCGCATATCGCTTTCGCCGGTGGCGTTCATGCCAGCCGGCTCGCGGCCCAGCATACGCGTCGCGGGGATGTCGGCCGCGCCGCAACAGATCAACAGGTACATTTGGAGGACACGATCCACAGTTGACAACTGCAGTTCGGATCGATCCCATTCCTCTTCCTTGTCCAGCAACAGCGCATTGATCACCGACTTGGCGGAATTGGCATGCGCGAAACGCTTGACCAATGCCTGGGTACTTTCATCGGTCATCATCTTTTGCGTCAGGCCAGGAACCTTGATCACGTCCAACTTGGCTTCGGAAATCATCACCGCGATCGAGGACGACACCATCCCGGCATCCTTCAACGCATCGGCAACCGGTTGCAAGACGGAGTCGGCCCAAGGATCCACCGCGCGTTCGAGATCTGGGTACTCCAGACCCAGCAATCGAACCACTCGGCTGGGATGAATATACAACAAGTCCTGATTGGTGAACTGAGCAAAGGTTTCCGGGGGCGCAACATTCCCTGGCGGGAGTGGTGTCTGGATGTTGGCCCGCATGTAGTATGAAGGATGTCCGAACCATGGTGAGCTGATGTCCCGTACAAGTGGACCGGCCCCGAGCATATAGCGGGTGCAGACATGAACGAATTTCAAATCCCCCTTGCCGACCTTCGTGACATCGAGTTCTTCATTGAACCGGCCTTGGTCAACCCCCAGCACCAGCGCCGCACCGCCATACAACCTAGCCTTGGCGATCGCGTGCATCAACTTATGTTGAAGGCCATAGTTTTTTTCGGCGGTCTCGAGTTCCTTGATCTGTTTGTCGGTCCCCTCCCATTGCCGCCATGCGCGGCATTGATCGAACGCAGGGACCGTGACAATCTTGCGGGCGAGCCAATCGCTGCGGAATGCATACTCGAGCTGGGCAGCATCCAACAACTTGAGGGCCCAATGCTGAGCCGTGGTCGGATCACGGCCCCAGATGCCGAACCCTTTGAGGAAGTTGACGAACGAGTCGCCGATTTGTTTGAAGTTGTAAGTCATGGCTTGGTGACCCATCCGATGAAGTACAACATGGCCGCCACTGCCAGGCTAAATAAGACATACATGATGAGCATATTGCGACGATGCTTGCGGGCGTGCCGGGCAATTGCCTCATCCATTTGGGACACCGGGTCCTTGCGGCGGCGACACACTGCACAATACCCGTTACTGGACACAGTCCAGTTTTCACAATGAGGACAAAAGGTGCGTGGAGTCATTCCTGTCCGGCCTGGCGAAGAGGGTTCGGCTTCGGCAATGGCGTAATTGCGTCGGTTCTTTGCTGAACGCAAATTTCCAAAAAAAGTTTGCGCTCTTCGGAAAACATCTTGCGTTCTTCGTTCATGTAGTTGGCTCGCTGGTTGATCGACCAGGCAACACCGCCCATGGTAAATGCTTGCAATACGATCAACGCAATGAGTACCGGTGATCCTTTCATGGCATCGACCACGCCACGCGCGGTCTGGCCAACTTCCTCACTGATGGGGTTCATCTGAGTTCATTCTCCGGCAGCCAAAACTCGTCACGATTGACGAACAGTGGGCTCATGCTCAGGATCAACAGGAGGTCGGTCGGTGACAGCCGGTTCTTCGGCCACATCAAGGGTCGCCGCCAGAACCCGCTTTTCTCGAACGCGAACCCGATGAGCTCCGAGCAGAACCACGCATCGTCCTCTTCCCAGTCCCGGTCGAGTTTATCTGAAGCGAAGGCGTAGAGAGCATCCCCGTCGAAAGGTTTTCCAAGCTGAGCCTTAGCGATATCGATGATTGGCTGGGTAGAAGGCCCTGTGTCAATAACTGCATTACGCCTTGTACCGAACCTCTGATAATTGTTTGGCCGAATTGCAACTCCACAAGGGTTTCCGGAGATACAAGGTGAGTCGGCTCCTTGGTCGCTGGCACCCAACAATCCCTCCGGTAACACGAGATCGACGTGCGAGAATGGCGAGTGTGCCGCCATTCGGATGAGTTTCGATTGCCACGCAGTCGATGTCGAGAATTGAAGAGTGATCATGCTTGGGCTCCAGGAGGGACATCGCTGCCGATCGGCGGACCGACGAGCCCGCTCGCCACCTGTGGATCAACGAATGGGAAGTAGTCCCCGATGTCATCGGTCGCGACGCCGTGGATCGTAGTGTCAGGATCGATGTCGAGGCCGGCCAGGTGGGTCGGCATTTTCTGGAACATCACCCACTGCCCAGATTTAAG